TTTTGGCTAATAGTAATTGTTGGACTTTTACTATAACCTAAAAAGTTAAATTCTTTTTTTTCTGTTACTGGTGTTGTATCACTATTAATTGTAAAATCAACTTGCTGTATAACAAGTTCTTTAGATGCTAAGTCTTGTGCTTTCATTGTAATATCTAATCCACCAGATATATCTACAATAGCTTTATTTACTCGTCTTGGTTGTCCTGTCAATGGCCCAGTATCTATTTCTTTATCTATTGGCATAGTTTCTAATATAGGAGTAAAATTAAATCCTACTCTTGTACCACTAGGAAATGGTGCAGAAGTAAGTGTAATTCTATTGTTACTATCTACTGTAAATTCACCTAAAGATCCATTACCATATACTGCAAATACTTTATCTGTATTTTCATAAATAGAATTAACCGCATGAACAAAACCTTCTACAATAGTAATAACTGCATTATCTGCTGGTGAAACAGCTAAGTTTTGATCTAGTGTTAAATCATAACCAGCAGCAGTTTGTGTTACAGCAGTAATTATATATTTAGTTGCATTACCAGCAATAGTAAAAGTTTCTTGTATTTGAGGTGCAGAAGTAAATCCATCTACTGATAATGTGTTTCCTGTTTGACTAGCTCCATTTACTAATGGTGTACCTTTTTGAAATACAGTTGTAGTAGTAGAACAATCAAGAGTTATACTATCGTCATTTGCAAATCTTTCTAAAAAATATTTTGTACCAGAAGGTACTATTCTTTTTACTATAACAAATAATTGATCATTTAATGCTGTTATACTATGATATTTATCACCTGATTGTGTTTCCCACATAGTCCAACCAGCTATTTTTTCATCACGAATAGAATGAAACACAGCTATTTTTCCATCATCATTTAACCCACTATTTAAGAAAAAAGCAAATTGTTCTGGTTTAGTTTCATTACCTGTCATCATTGATAATTGTTTTGGGCTATCTATTAAATGCGAAGCTAATACAGATACACTTGTAGATCTATATGCTTGTTCAATATCAGAAAAAACATATTCTCTAATTGATTTACCATTTTTTTGACTAAACAAAGAAGCACCATCAAAAGGTATAGGTGCAGCTCTATTGCAGCCATATGGTGTTTGTCTAAGAAACGCTATACTTGTTGGAGTAATTGCAGCAGACTGAGAAGATACTGGTACATAGTATTCACCACTATCAGTAAATATTTGTAAGTTTCTTGATGAAACAAAATGTCTAATTTCATTTACTGTATCACTTGCAATAACAACATTAATAGCTTCATTTGCTAAACCTGTACCAACATCAAAGTTAAAATAACCTCCTATTTGACTAGCAATAACAGCAGAAGGATTATCTCTTATTCCACCAAACCATAATCTATTATCATGAAATGATACAGCTTGAGGATATCCTCTAGGTACAGAAAATAATTCTTCTTCCCAATCATTATGTGGGCCAGTACCACCAGATACAGTTTCAATAACTGTTGCTGTAACAACAGTAGGGCTTGTATATCCAGTAATTAAAACTTGAGATCCATCTATTTTTAAATAATGATTTATATAATCAGTTGAAAAAATACCAGTTGACGCAGTAATTGTTCTACCAGCTCCTGTTGCAGATGTGCTTAAAGTTAAAGTTACACTTGCATCTTCATATTTATAAAATGGTGCATGAGTTTTATATGCACCAGAAACTACTACATCTTCATCTAATTCAAATTCATATGCAGCTACAGTAAATGTACTAGCAGAAGTTCTAGTAATTTTTCTAGGCTCATTATTTCTATGTGTTAAAAAAACTGTATCACCAAATTGAGCATAGTTTAATTCAAATAACTGAGCAGTAGTCCAGTTACAATTACTAGTAATATTAGCTTGTATAACAGATCCAGTATTTGAATAAACATCAAGTCTATTATTAGATAATACAAACAAAGCTACTTCATCATTAGAAAATACAAAAGGAATTATTCTACATTCCCCAGGCATTGTAGCCATATACTCTGTAGCTGGTCTACGCATAACTCCACCTTCATCTAGTAAATACCAGTTGCGTACTTGTTTACCACCTTCAAAATATGCTTTAGCATCAGTTCTAGCATTGAGTAAATTATTAATCTCTCCAGCTGAAAAGTTAGTATATACTTGTCTTATTTTTCTAGGCATTATCCGACCACAAGTCCACTACGACTGCTTCTTCTTTCTGTTATAAATCTATCAGTAGAAAGTGTTTTTGTAGTAGTTTCTTGTGAATCAGTATTTTTAGCTATTAATAATTGTCTTTCACTTAGTTGATCAAACTCTCTAACTAGAGCTGCGTCTCTTGCTACTGATCCACCAAAGATACTAGCTAGTTTATATTCTACTGCTAATCTAAAATGAGGAGGAAACTGATCTTCGCTTTGTCTAAAAATATAATCCATAATTACTGCATTTTGAGATCCAAAACCATCTAAGTAAATTTTATCTTCGTATCTACTATATTGGATTAAAGCATCATTAACTGTAACTGCTAAAATTTTTAAACATTCAGGATTAGCTGGTATTTGATAAGCGTATTCAAATCTACCAGTAGGAGCATTAGCTAATAAAGATAGTTGTTGCTGTCCAGTAGCAAATCTCCAATTATGTCTAGTTAAAGTAGATTCTACTACTTCTTCGTAAATTGTATTTGTTACAAGAGCTTCTGTTGTATCATCATTAAATGATGAAATAGGATTTGATCCTATCATTACTAATGCTCTTGAAGCTATATCTACTTTAGTTACTGCCATATTAAGCTCTTTGTCTTAATTGTACTCCACCTTCTACATTAGGAATTATAATAGATAAATTTTTTCCACTAATATTAGATATTTTATATTTTGTTGCTAAATAACCTACTGCTTCTTTAAACTCTTTACTTCTTGATTTTGGATCATCAGATTCAACAATACTATCTAATATTGCTAATTGTGTTCTTACATCATCAATTTCTTTTGTTGATAATTGTTTAGCACTTGCAACAACATTTGCATTTTTGCCTTTATATATTGTAGCAAATCTACCATCTGATCTTCTTTCTTGTGTAAATTCTTGTTCTGGTTTTGAATTAGATTTTGTTAATGAAGCTGTTAATGCAGCAGTTCCCATAGCAGCTAATGCTCCTATACCAAAACCTAAAATTTCATCTTTATCATCACCTACTAAACTTGTTGCTGCTTTTTTTGCAGATCCCATTGGATCATCTTTTATTTTTTTTGCAGTTTTAACAGTTTTTTCACTTACTTTTTTTGCAACATTTACAGCTTTACCACTTACTTTTGTTGCAGTTTGTCCAGCAGCTCCAGCCATAACATTTGGAATTGCATCTACACCTTTAATATTATCTCTTATTTTTTTTCCACTTGGATCTTTTATTTTTGTTGCATCTTTTAAAATATCTTCTTTAGCAGTTTTTTTTATTTTTTTACCTTTAGTTTCTAAATCTTTTTTCTTTTTTTTGGCAGCAGAAATTGCTTTGCCTACTATTTTTTTACCTACACCTATTGCTGCACTTATTGCCATAATTTTTCCTTATTTGACTAGAGGGGGATAAACCCCCTCATAGCTGTTAATCTCCTTATGCAAGAGCTACTGTAGTTACAGTAGTTGCTCCAGTTTCAGAAGTAACTGTTATTACGTCCATTTCGTGAGTACCACCTACACCGATTGAACAAAGGATAACGTCACCTTTGCTTAATTCTTTGTAAGCAGAATTGAAATAGCCAGATGCTACAACAGCTGCTTTAGCATCACCATCAGTATAAAACCATAGTGAGTTTCCAGCACCCATTCCTGATATCTTCTTAATCGGATTTGAAGTTTCGTATGCCATTAATTACCTCCTATTCCGCACACTTCTGTACTCTAATACCATTAGTATCAATTAGAATTGATCCCATGGATAGGTAAGAAGTCATTAAGTGAGATACCTTTTCAGGTATGTAGTTTACTTCAGTTCTAACTTCAGATCCTACACCTAGACCCATTGATGACTTGTGCCATGCAATAGTGTGTCTATCAGTAGAGCCAGATGTATCAAGACCAGAATGAACAAATACTAAGAAACCTAAGAATTTTTTCGCTGTGTAATTCATACCAGAGAAAGGTAATTCGTTAGATCCAATGTATTCCATTCTTGACCATTGATCGTCATCTAATAAGTTAGACCATTGGTTAGGGCCGATTGCCCAATATCTTTGACCATCATCAGGAACATCATTAGTTCCGAAAAGCGCTTGCATTTCTTGGAACTTATCTACGTTCATGTCAGTTGCCACAGTACCACCTTGTGCACCAGCGTTATTAGCTAGTGTAGTAGCAGAACTCATAGCATCTGTGATGATTGAATCAGTTTTACGACCAAGAGCATATGCTGCATTATTTGCAACAACAGATCTTTCGTCAATGTTGGTTTTAAGCTCGTCTAGTTTGTCTACGTAATCAGACGCATAGAAATCAGCTAGAGTTGCAGTAACATTTGTGTGAGAAATGTTCATAGCAACTACTTCTGCGTGTCTAGCTTTGCTAGTAGCTTCTCCTGTTCCAACTTTTTGGAATTTTACAGATTCGCCACTTACTCCGTTTACAGTACGCACTAGGCTTTTTAGCTTACTACCCATTCTTTGATATGCCATATGCACTTCAGCTTCGAACTGAGTGATAAAAGCATTAGTAATAGAAGCAGACATTTTAACCTCCGTATGCTTGTTAAGTTTACCTAGATTGTCTCAGAGGAGTTTGATATGTTATCTTTTCAGGCATATCTATGGCCTTAGAGGTCTATTTATTTCTTACTGACATTTTTTTTAATATTTTTCAACTCACAAATATCAACAATGTTTTCTTTTGGAATAACAGTTGTATCACCGATATCTGTGTCATTATAAGACATATAACAAATAACTACGTTTTTGTTTTTAACTAACAAGAATCCTTCAGTAGTATTAATTGCTGGTTTAAAATTAATAGCTTCTTCTGGGTTTAACCATTCTGCATGAGATATAGCATCTCTCCATTTAACTCTAACTCGCTTTTTTTGATCCGTAGTATTTTTCATACATATTAGAAACTTTGTTTATATATGCTTGATCTCTTTCTCCATCTCTCCAATATCTAGGATCTTTCATCATAGATCTAAGATCTTCTAAACTTGGAGCAGCTTCAATAGCTGTTTCTGTTTGTGGTATTGGAGCATCTTTATTAAGTTTCATTATTTCTTCTAAAGCCTTTACACCTTTAGCTGTACTTGCAAATTCTGCAATAGCTTCATAACTATCAGTTGATAAATTTTTTTTACTCCAAAGATCAGCAGCTTCTATACGTTGATTAGCATTTTCACCTAATAATTCTTTTTCATTTTCTATATCTGGTAAAGCAGATACTTCATTATTAACAAATGCTTCAATACCTTTATTAAATTCTTCTTGTGATAATCCTTTACTCCTAGCTGTTTCTGTCCACCATTGTAACAAAGGCATTTCAGGATCTATATCCATCTGAATATTTTCTGGTATTTCAGGCATTGAAATTTCATATTTTTCAGGAACATTAGATTTAACTTCATTAGCTAAATCTTCTCTTATTTGAGCTGTAAGATCTTCTGTTCTTGATCCTAATTTTTTTTCTAATGAATTATAACTACTAGCTAATTCTTCAATATTAATTTCGTTAGTATCTTTGTTCCAAAATTTATCTTGAACAAAATCTGGTTTACTAGATTCAGTTTCTTCTGTTTGAGTAACTACTTCTTCTTCTGCCATTCTTTACCTCGTTTAATTCTATTTTTAATTTGTTGCAGCATATATCGTTGCCCTTCTAAATGCCATAATACTCTACTATCGGCATTAGGATTAATAGTAACATTCATAACAATACTATCAAAAAATTCCAATAATTTTTTTCCATCAGGCCCAGAAAAAACACTAGCAAATGTTTGATCTATTTCAGATGTTTCTCTTTTATTATCCTTGTGGCGATTGACTAGGGATTCCCAACTCATTTTGTGCCATATTAGACTGTTGTGCCATGTTTTGCAACTCTTGTATCATTTGTTGTTGTTCTTGAGGATCTCTAATTAATTTTTCTGGTAAACCTAATTTTTCTGCCAAATATCTAGCTACTTCATCTTGTTTAACAATCATATTAAGAATTTGTGGGCCAAATGTTTGAGCAAGTATTGCATTAAAATTATTTACTACTGCAACATCTTGTTGATGTTGAGCTTGAGCTAATGGTGATTGAGATATTACAGTTACTTCTCTATTATCAATTTTAGGTATTTCAATTCTACCTTGTTTAGATAATATTCTAATTACTCTACGAAGTAATGGTGTTACAAACTCAGATTGTAGTCTACCAAATGAAGATCCAATTTGTCTTGATAGATCTGCCATTCTTTCAGATACTTCAGTAGCAGACATTGGTGTACCTTCTGGTCTACCAAGTGTTTCCATATATAATGCTTTTTTAATATTTTGACGCATATCAGATAATATTAATTGAGCTACATCAAATCTTCCAGCACCAGCTAAAGGTGTAAGACCTCTACTATTTGGAGCTACAGGAATTAAAGCACCTGGCACTAAATTTATATTATCAGGATTTAATACACCATCATCTTCATAAGTATAAATACCACTAATATTCATTTGAGCATTTTGTAATATTAATTCTACTGTAAGGTTAGTTGTTTTAATTGCAGCCATGCTGTTAAATACTGGGCCACGACCATAAACTTCTCCTGATCCTTTATTCCATCTAAACACAATATAAGGATTGCTACCAACTCCATCTAATTCTTTTTCAAAAATTATTTCTTCTTCATTCATACAAGCAACACAGTATTTATATTTTTCTGTATTTGCTTCATCATATAATCTGTAAACACCTTCAACTATATTTGCTTTTTTCGTTTCATTATTTTCAATAGCTTTTAACATCTTTTCAGACATTTCAGCTTTAGGATAAGCTGTCATTAATTGACCATAAGCTATTTGTCTTTTTCTAAATACAGTATCTACTTTATTATCTGGGCCATTGTTCAACATAACTTTAGGCAAAGGCACAGCAGTAAACTTAATAGGATTTAATGCATCACCTTCTTCAACTAGCATTACACCAGTACCAATGGCACAATCCATAAATGCTTCATGTACTTCTTGATTAAAGTTAGATCCAGCTAGTATTTCAAAAACATATTTAGTTATTTCATCTAATGCTTCATTAACTGCTGGTTTTTGATCTTCTGGTATATCAGTTCCAGCTTCAAAGTTTGCCCATCTACCATAAGTAGGAACAATACCAGCTTGTAATCTACTTGCAAATTCTTGTATTCCTACTACTGCTGTTTCATCAAATATTTTATCTGTACGTCTTTCTCCTACAGTTTCTTCATAGAATGATTCTCTTTGTGGCATTGTGTATTCATATGCTTCTTCATATTTATCTTTCCAATGATCAAAGATTGTTTCTGCATCTTGATATCTTTTAAAAAAAGTTTTAAATTTTCCGTCAGTATAACCTGATGAAATATTTTTTTCTGCTACTGGAATAAATGCCATTATAGACCTCCAATCATTCTACCTTCTATTACTCTTTTTTTCCCATCAAAAAATCTTCTTGTTCCTTTTACTGCTGCTTCTTTTCTAGCTAAAGCTGCTTTTCTTAAATTTGCTTGTTGTACTCCTTCTGCTTCACTAGCTTCTGCTTGTGCTTTAGTATCTTGTATTGTTGCATCAGAAGTATCTGTATTACTTTTAGCTGCATAAGAAGTAGATGATGTTTCTCTAATTAAGCCACCTTGATTAAAACTGTTTATATAATTACTATATTGATCTTGTCTTGCTTTATTAGCAGCATAACCTAAAACACTAGAAACAGGAAAAGGTGCTAATGCTGACAAAGGAAGTAATGCCATCATTTTTATTTTTTTTTGTTGTTCAAACATTTGTTTAGAAATAGGTATTTGACCCATAATAGTATTTTCACCACTACCCATAGAAGTACCCATCATTCCAGTACTAGATATTATTTGATTACCTACAACATTTTGAAAACTATCATTGTTTTCATTGTATGTTCCTAACCCAGCTTCTGCCATTCTTTTTTTAGTTGCTGTTGATGCTGCTTCTCCGTAAAATTGAGGATTGCTAATTTTTCCACCTGTTATAGGATCTCTTGTTGCAACATATCCCATATTTGGGCCACCAATACCTCCTACTGCTGTTAAACCAATATCTTTTTTAACTTGTTTAGCAATTTGATTAGCTTGATTATTGTTGTTATTATTATTGCTACTTCCTCCTCCACCGCCAGAAGATGAGCTTGTACTTGTTTTACCACCCATTATATTTCTTTTCCTTCTTGGTAAAATCCTCTACCACCAGCTCTTGAGAATAATGATCTCATACCAACCATTCCTTTTGCTCTTCTTTTCTTTTCTTTTTTTTCTTTAGCTTCTAATTTTTTTTGTTCTTCTAATTCTTCTTCCCTTCTTCTTTCAATATCTTCTCTTACTGCTTTGTCTGCAGCACTTTCTTCATACTTTGGTTTTTTAAATGCACCCATGATTATAAGTCTATTTCACAAAAACCATTTTTTTTCAACGCACAATATAACTGATTAGGTGTAAATATCCAAAATTTAGACCAACCAATCATTCTTTGCACATAACTAACGCAGCTATGTTCTTTTATCCAAGACCCCATAATTGTTGGAAAACTAGGAATAGTGTCTTGCACAGGCACTTTTACTATATGTCCATTTTTTATTTGTATTAATCTAAATATTTTATCTACTTCTTCTTCATTAAGTATTTCTATATTTAATTTACCAAATAAAAACTCTGCTATTAACCATATTTTTTTTTCAGGATCATAACTCATTACTCCACAATGCTTAAATCCTTTTTTAAAAAATTTTGTATGCCTATGATAATCTCTATTTTCATAGAAATAAACTAACCATTCATTCTGTTTTGCCATACACTTCTTCTTTTTTTATCACCAAATATGTTCCAACCTCTAGTCTTTACAACTGTTGGTTTCTTTGCTTGTCCTGATATTAATTGTTTACCTTCACCAGCTCCTAACATCATATATTGTAATGCATCGTGAACATGAGAATATCTATTCTTCATTGGTTTTTCATCATATCTATCTCCTGAAGTTTGTAATCTTCTGTAGAAATAACCACCATTAAAACCTTTTTTAAGATTAATACATCTATGATCTAATATAAAACCAGACTTACCTTCTATTAATCTACCTAAAGTAACTTCTACTGATTCTATTCTAAGAGCTACATCATTACTATGTGTAGGTTTACCCATTAAGCCATTTTGTCGCAGTATTTGAAATGGCGTTGTTTCATCAGTTTGAGCTCTAAAATCCCCAGCTGGATCTCCATAAATTTCTATATCTAAGTTTCTATAGTTCTTTGCTATTTCATGTTTTAATAATTCACTAAACCTAGCAATACCCATATCAAAACAAACTAGCTCTTGAAGTATTAGCCATCTACCATTAGGCATTTTTTGACCAAAGACTGCAGCTGGTGTTAATCCAAAGTCTATTCCAATGAAAACTGGTAAAGGCCCAGGCGATAGATCTTCTGAAGATAAATGTACTTCTTGATTCCAACTAGGATATACTGGTTTACCTTCTTCTAATGATCCTAGTTTATTCATTACATAAACATCAATCCAACCTTTAGTCTTTCCTTTAATAATATTTGAATAATATTCTGGTGTTAGATTATTTTGATTCTCACATAGTTCATTATTTTTATATCCTTCTAACAATCCATCTTTATCTTTCTTTTCTTTCATAGCAGATGGCTGTGTATAGAAGTTCCAGTTCTCAGGTTTAACTAACATTAGAGCTTCATCTCTTGAAAGATGATCTGGTACTGGTACATCACCAGCCATAATAGGCCACCAATGATCTTCTTCTGGTGCGTTAGTATCAGCAATTACACCATACCATGTAGCACCACCATCACGCATACTAGGAAATCTACCTACCCTCATAGTACAAGCGTCAATAATGCTCTTAGGAAGCTCTCTAGCTTCGTTTACCCATACTCCTGTTAGTTCTAATGATAAAAGTTTTTTAACATCTTCAGGCCTATCTAAAGCTAAGAATATGACCTCTAATTCTAGTTCACCTACATTTATTCTATGCGTATAAGGTACTGACCATGAGAATATACCCCATTCATTCTCAGGAAACCAATCTAACCATGTTTTTATTGTTGTTGTTTTAAGTTGTGGGTTAGTATTTCGTATTACTGCCCATCTACTTTTTCTTTTTCCTTGAGCATTTTTTTCTTGTTGTAATGCTCGTCTTAATACTTCTATGCAACAAGCAACAGACTTGCCACTTCCTACTGGCCCTCGTAATCCTCTAAAAAATTCATTCCCCTTTAGAAAGTTCTTTAAGGTATTGCCATCTGGTTTGTATTTTAGTTGTGCCATTTATACTAGATTCTTGTCTATCGCTTCTTTTAGCAATTTTTCTCTGACTTTTGGGCCAAGGCTTTCTATCAATTTGTCGGCTTCCTTGTCCGTTATAAAATCCTCTGGAAGGAATTTTAGATGTACTTTTTTTACGATCGCTCTTAGCTTCCGTCTTTCTGCTAGAGAAATGTGGAACAGCTGCCTGTTCTCCAGATTCGTTACGTCGTCTGTTTTGTCTATACTCATAAAGAAACTCCTTAAATAAATCCCAATCAAGATATACCATAGGATTAGAAAAATCTTTTTTTAATATTAAAAGATCAGCAGATCCTTTCCATTTATCTAATTGGGCGAAGCCCTCGCCATTTTTACGAGCCTTAACTTCTATATTTGTTCCCTCAAACAGATCAGATACCTGAACGTCATGAGGAAATGCTTGTATAGCACCAGAAAGAGGTTGTCGTCTAGCTTGAAATCCTTCAGCTTGAAAGAGTTTAACTATTTCGTTCTCTACTCTAGTACCCTTTCTTTTTGCTTTGCTTGACAACTTTTTTTCCTGTTTTTTTTGCTTCTGTTTTTGCTTTTTTCATTCCAGCAGCAGTATACGGAAATTTTTTTGATCCAACTTTAGGCATTTAGTACCTCACTTTCTTTATTACTTTTAACCTTTGATAACTTATTACGCAAGACAATTCTATCTTCATAGGCTTTTCCAAGTTTATCCATTAAAACTTTGTTTATTTCTTTGATTGCTTTAACTTCATCTTGAAGCTCTCTTACAGTAGTCGTCAAATCATCTATTGTCATAGTTTTCATTCCTTTTTTATAATTGTTATTTGAGTAAACTACAATCTATAAAGAAATAAAAAACTTATTTCAATTCACTAATCTAACAGTTCCAAGCTCTTAGTGATTTATTTATTCTTGAATCAGGATCTCTTGCTGTCTTTGCAGAAGTTAGCTTCTTTTTCATACCTTTCATTCTTGCACAGAATGATTTTCTACGTTTATTCCCTTTTTTCTTACTCGGTGCTTTTAAATTACCACCAGTAGCTCTGTTATAACTAGCTCTACCTTTAGCATTTAAACCACCACTAGGGTTTTTACCCTCTTTTCTTTGCCATGCTGGTGATTTTGCCATTAAAAACTCCTAAATTTTTTTACTTTAGCTGCTATACCTTTAGGTTGCTTTGAGAATTGCTTACCTTTTTTCTTTGATTTTCTCTTAGCAGCTGTTGTTCTTGCATATTCACTAGGCGATAAAGACTTAATCGCAGCACTTGGCAAATATCTCTCCCCTGTTTCAGATGATTTCTTCCCAGACTTTGTTCTCCACTTCTGTTTACCCCATGCTTTCAATGATTGCTGTGATCTAGCTAACATTATCTATATCCACCACCAGCAGCTTTATATCTTTTTGCTAATAGCTGTGCTTTTCTAGCAGACCATTGTCCAGCAGCAGTACCTTGAACAGCAGAAGATTTTATAGACTGAAACAGTCTTTTTCTAAGAGAAGGCTTAGTATAGTTACCAGCCTTATTTACTGTACTTTTCTTTGTCATCATATTCTTTGCCTTGCAAGGCTATGAGAGAAACCCTCTCTTGGTTTATCGTCTAAAGACAACATACCTTAAATCTTAGAAATATTTTTGTCTACGCACATATGTTTACTTTTTTTAACTCTGTTGTGTGTATGACATCTTTACCTGTAACAACTGTTCAGTTTTTAACCCCCACCCTCTCGTTCTAGCTAAGATCGATACTAACCTTTATATCTCCGACTACTTGGTGATTAACTCTGTCTGGTGTACGTAATCCTACCCTGTCTAGGATATCCTTACTCGCTTCTAGCTGTACGTATTCAGACTTTGCATTATTGGATAGTTCTACTAGCTTATTACTTGCTGTTACTGCACCAAGTCCTATCGTTCTTGATACACATTCCATCATGTACTTCTGTACTTTTGGAAGTCGTAGTGTACGAGAAGCACTTACCCTTGCTGATTCTCTACTGACTTTCGTTGAATATCCAGCCTTTTCTGC